CCCTCGCCGCCGGCTGGCTCCTGTCCTGCCACGCCCGGCAGATCCGCGACGTCTGCCTCATTGAGCGCGACGCCGAAGCGTGCCTGCGGCAGCACGAACGGCACCCTCAACGAGCCACCCGCATCGAATCGACGCCCGACACCGGACCCATCATCCTCTTTCGCAACTGACGGCGCTCCCGATGGAACCGTACTTCGCCGACGACCGCGTGACGCTCTACCACGGCGACTGCCGTGACGTGCTACCGCAGTTGGACGGCCGGCAAGACACTATCATCACCGACCCAGTGTGGCCCGGCGCCAGTCTGTCGATGCCCGGGTCCGGCCACGACGATGAGGAAAACCCACAAGACCTGCTCGCCGACGCGCTCGCGCTCGCTCCCGAGTCCACCCGACGCGTGGCCCTCCACTTGGGTACGTCCAGCGACCCCCGCTTCCTCGAAGCCGTGCCCGCAAGGTTCCCGTTCTTCCGCACCGCACGACTCGACCTCTCGTTCCCGTCCTACCGCGGCCGACTGCTCTACTCCTGCGATACGGCCTACCTGTTCGGCCAAGCGCCACCGTCACGCGACGACCAGCACCTGATCCCCGGCTACTGCTCCTCCGACGGCACAACCGGCAACGAAACCGACCACCCCGCCGGGAGAAAGATCCATCACGTCCGGTGGCTCGTCAAGTGGTGGAGCGCGCCCGGCGACACCATCCTCGACCCCTTCGCCGGGACCGCGACCACGCTCGCGGCAGCGGCCTACTTCAACCGTGACGCCGTCGGCATCGAAATCAACGAGCGCTTCTGCGAACTCGCCGCCGAGCAGCGCCTGTCCCAGCCCGCTTTCGCATTCGACTGACACGCCGAAAGGCGTAACCGTTGCCTGCGGCTTTTCGCCGCTCCGGCGCCGCGTTCGCTGCCAGCCCGTGCCTCACTCGCTCCGCTCGTCGGCACCGGCTTCGCTGCCACGCCGCGCCTCCGCTCCCGAACCCTCACACCCCCACGCCCTCGACATGCCTGACGCCCCCGCCCGTTCCGACCGATCTCCCGCCGGCTCCCAAGCCGACGGCCACTCCCCCGACGCCGCCGTCTCGAAGTGGCAGCCCGGCGAACGTACGCTCAACGCCATCGTCGCGGACCTCTCGAAGCCGATCCCCCCGCGCTTGCTCGACTCCAAAACGAAGGGCGGCGCAACGCTCACCTTCGTGCCGTGGTATCGGGCCAAGAAACTGCTCGACTTCTACGCGCCCGGCTGGTCGAAACGCATCGAAATCACCCACGCCGGCGAAGGCAAGCTCGCACGCCTCTACGTGACCTGCGAGATCACGATCATCGCCTCCGACGGAGCCTACACCCGCGCGGCCACCGGCACGGAGACGCTCGATACCGACACCTTCGGCGACCCATCGAGCAACGCCGAATCGATGGCCTTCCGCCGCGCCGCCGCACAATTCGGCTTGGGATTGTATCTGTACGAAGGATAGCCTCACCCTCGTCTGTCACCGTCTCTCCCAACTACACCTCTGAAAATGGCACGCACCAAAAAGCAAGCTCTCTCCATCACCATCGAAGACTACCGGGGATGCTCCGACGGCCCAGACTCTGAGCCGGAGCGCCGCACGAAGCATTTCAGCGATCACCAGTCGTACCTGCAAGCAATGGGCGACCTGGCCGACGTGGACGCGCACGTACGCGAGAAGACGCGCTCAACGGTGCGCCTCTACGCCGAGGCCAAGCAAAGCAACATGTTCGAGGGCGACGATGCGAGCGAGGGAAACGGCTGACACACACGCCAGCCCCGGCAGGCGCTGCGGCGGGCCGCCTCGAAGTTCGGCTTCTGTCGCAATCTCTGGAAATAGCCTACCCCACCTCCTGCCGATACTACGCGTCAAGGGCAATCACACAACCCTCGTCCCCATGCGCGGCCTCGGCATTGGCAAGCAAAAGCGGTGGTTGATGGGCCGTCCCGTAGAAGGAGCGCCTCCCGCGTCAGAGGTGGTCGTACGCCTAGCTGACCGCCAAGCGGCATCATAACCAGAAGTCAATCAACTACAAACCATGACCACGCAACCAGCTGGAGACGGAGAGGCACTGGAAGATGTAGCGGAAGAGATTGAGCGGGCAGTAGAAAAATTCCCCGACAACCGACACCAACTAACGGCAATGAACGAGGAAGTTGGGGAACTAAATCAGGCCATTCTTGAGCACCAATACGGTAACGTCCCCCCGAGCGCAGTGTACGAGGAAGCCATCCAAGTGGCGGCGATGGCGATTCGCGTTGCCACGGAAGGCGACCACTCCTTCGACTACGAGCCGCACGCGGGGTAATCCTACATATGCAGCGTCAGGACCCTGCTGGATCATCCCCGCCTCCAGAGCCGCTACCGGGACCGGGGTCGGGGCCGCCCGAACCGGGACGGCGCCGCCCCCCGATTCGAAATACCCTGTCGATCAGGTGGCGCGCCTCTCGCTTCGATCCGGCCAGGTTCTCCAGCGCCGATATCGCTTCGGTCATGATGACGAACAACAGCGCCGCCTGGTCCGCCAGCGCTGCTTCCGACGGCAACAGGCTCCTCCGCACCGCTGCCGACAAAATCACCCCCACCGCTACGACGCCGGCGTATTCGATCACCTTCCACCCCGTCGCACGGAAACGAACCGAGCGCAGCCCCTCTCCCTTGCGCGCCGAGCGGTACAGCCCCGCCGCCAGGTCGAGTACGACCATGCCCGCCGCCAGCACGATGAGCACCGGGTTGATGCGGATGCTCTTCCACACGACCTCGCCGAATCCTCCCAGCGGGCCCGCCACCGCCAGCGCGAGAAACGTCAGGACGACCTTCACCGGCCACATGTACACCAGCGACAACAACGGGCGCTGCGCTAAGTCATTGATCCCTAAGCTCACAACGTCGGCCCCGCGCCTGCCGACCGGGGTCCAGTCTGGATAAAAGTCTACTCGCTCCCTCCCCCACACCGACGACACGGCGTTAAAACCCGACTTCGACCCACTCGATGAACGCGACCCACCGGATCGTCTTGCCCGACTCCCCCGTCACCTCGATGTCGATCTTGCCGCCCGACGTGTCGGCGCTCGCGCCCACGTCCCAGGCGCTTACGTCCTCGTGCAGGACGCTCTTGTCGACGCTACCGAGTATCTTCGTGGTGCCGACGCCGCCGGGCCGCACGCAAAGCAGCTCGAGCGTGTACGCGGCCTGCTCGTCCGCGCCCGTGTTGCGAGCCACTACGTCGATACGCGCCTTGTAGCAGCGACCCACCTCGAGCGTGAAGGCGGTCCCCTGATCCATCACCACGCTGGCGGTCCCATCAGTCGTCTTTCTGCGCGCGACGATCTGGCTCTGCTGCGCGTCGCCGTTCTCCCCAAAAACGCCAGAGGCCAGCGCATGCTGACTCTCTCGCAGAGCGTGTGAGTCACGACCCTCCGCGTGGCTGTAGTAGCCTTGCGCGTAGCTACCGGAGCCTTCCGCGTGGCTGCCGGCGCCTTCCGCGTGGCTACCGGAGCCTTCCGCGTGGCTGTAGTAGCCTTGCGCGTAGCTACCGGAGCCTTCCGCGTGGCTGAAGCGGCCTCGCGCGTGGCTACCGGAGCCTTCCGCGTGGCTGTAGTGGCCTTGCGCGTGGCTACCGGAGCCTTCCGCGTGGCTGTAGTGGCCTTGCGCGTGGCTGCCGACGCCTTCCGCGTGGCTGCCGGCGCCTTCCGCGTGGCTACCGGAGCCTTCCGCGTGGCTGTAGTGGCCTTGCGCGTGGCTGCTGACGCCTTCCGCGTGGCTGCGGTTGCCTTCCGCGTGGCTGCCGTCGCCTTCCGCATGGCTGCTGGCCCCTTCCGCGTGGCTGCCGCTGCCTTCCGCGTGGCTGCTGGCCCCTTCCGCGTGGCTGCCGCTGCCTTCCGCGTGGCTGTAAGAGCCACTGGCCTCGTTGTCGGTACCGCCCGCTACGAACGACCCCTCCCCACTCGCCACTGATGAGTCAGATGCACCAGTGCGCACTTGCTGCAGATCAACGGCTCCTTCCCCACGCTCGTCGGCGTCGTCATGCGGGCGCGGGTAGTACAGCGCCTCCGGGTCGCTGTCCACGCCCGAATCGGGGCGGTCCCAGTACAGATTGCCGTCCTCGGTCAGGCCCAGCTCGTCCTCGCCCAGGTGCGGTGGGTGATTGGGAAGGCCTGCCAGGCGGCGTATCGTCATCCAGATGCCCATTGCATCGAGGGGGGGGGTCATGAAAAAAAAAAGACAGGCGTCATTCCGTCGTCGCGACTCCGACGCGCAGGCCCGAGTCAGCAAACGGGCTCGTACCGAGCATACGGTCGGTCTCGTCGTCCAGCTCGACCTGCACATCGCTGCCGAGGAGGTGCTTCACCAGACCCAGCAGGTACACGCGGTAGCTGTGCAACTCTTCGATCTCGCGCAGACCCTTCTGAACCAGAGTGCCGCTCTCGCTTTCCTGCGTGTACAGGTCGACGGCGCCGCCGGGCGGGTCGTCGAAGACGAGGTTCTGGGCGGGCAACCCGTAGTAGAGCGTCAGGAGCGCTTCGGCTTGCTTCGCTTCGACTCGGCGTTCCGCGCCGGCCGGAAGCCCGAGCCGCCCTTCGTACCAGCTCAGGCCTTTCCAATCAATCAGGTAGCGCCGCGCGAGGCGCACGTAATAGCTCAGGTCGTTGGCGACATTGGCGCTCACACCCAAAAAGGTCGTCAAATCGCTCGAGGAGGCCAGCGTGGCGTCGGGCGTGCCATCACCGGCGTCCACCCCGGGGCCGGTATAGCTCGTGTACGGAGCCACCGCCGAGGTCCCCGACGCCGATACGCTCAACGCCTCGATGACGGTCTGCTGCCCGCTTTGCCGTTCCAGGTCGGCACGCGATGCGCTCCCTTCGTAGAGTACATTCCCGACGTCATCGATCAGCCGCGTGGCCGTCCACTGCGGGGCCCGAAACGAAAGCCACGTCGCTTCGAGAAGGCCATCGGGTTGCTCGACGACGCGCCAGTCAACCGGCGGCTGCGGCTCGACAGACGACGGCAGCGCGGTACCACTGATGAAGACGCCGTAGCCGGTCTGCTCGTCCCAGCCGCCACCGTATCCGTCGCACGCCTGGCGCACCAACGCCCGCGCGCCGAACCAGCGCCGCCGCGGCGCGAAGAAGCTGTCCAGCTGCTCCCATCCGTGTGCCATCGCCGCGGCAACGGTCGGCGTGGCGTAGCTTTCGGCCGTGCTTCCGTCGTGAGCCTCCCAGTTCGAGACCGGGCCCAAAACTGCGATCGTCGCTCGGGTCGCCGTCGGCCGGGTCCTCGCCGCCAACGACGACGGCGCTGAACAGGAGAGGCGGGTCCGGCAGCTCGACGTTCTCGTTCGCGCCGTGAGCATGCACGACCTGAATCCCGCTCTCGAACGCGCGGTCCCATTCGGCTTTATGAAACCAGACGCCGCTCGTCGAGCGGATCACCATCTCGTACCCCTCCTCAATCGCCTTATCGATGCCCGCTCCGGGCGACAGGTCGACAACGTCGCTCCCCCAGGCGGCGGGGGCATCGTTCGCAAAGTAACTCTCAACATCCGCTCCGTGCCCGCTCGGGTCCGGGTCCAAAATGAGCGCCGTGGGCATCTACGCCTCGTCCCCCCCGCCCGGCTGCGCCGTGAAGAACGCCTGCACGCGCTCTGGCAACCGCTCGTATTCCTTCGCGCTGATCGTCTCGCCTTTCTGGGCCGTCGTGCGCCCCACCCGGATGCTCGCCTTGCCCTCGAGAACGTACGCCGAGGACGTCGCCCCCTCTCCCGCCTCCGGCTCGCCGTCGCTGCTTCCGTCGCCCGTGCCGTCCCCGCCGTCGGCCTCGCCGTACTCCTTCGCCAGATCGGCGCGCGCTTGCGCCAGCACGTCGCCGGTCAGCGTCGAGGCGTGCGTCTCTACGTCGTAGCCGCGGCTCGACAGATACTCCACCACCGCACCGGTGTCATCCACGCCCTGCTCGTCGGCCAACTCCCAGATGCGTACGCGTTCGTCGGAGTCTGCCATAACACAATCCGTCTGCATGAAAAAAAGAATTCAGCCTCCGAGGCGACGCCCCGCTCCTATCACGCCGAACCGAGCACCAGCGCGTCGGAGACGGCGTAGTTGGCGTCCACCTGCGCCGTCATCGTCACCTTCAGCAGCCGCTCCCGGTTCTCCACGTCACGCCCCACCTCGAGCGTCTGCCCGAACCCGGCAGCGAGGTTCATCTTCGGCGTCAGGATGATCTTGCCCGTGTCCAGGCCGTAGACGGGACACAGGTCGATTCCCATGTACGTCAGGCGGCGGTCCCACGGCCCGGCCAGCACGTCGTCGCCCAGCGCGGTGGCGCGGCTGCCCAGCTCTTCGGCGTAGGCGTCGTACACGTCCGCCGATACGAAATAGCACAGCATCTCCCGCTGGTCGCGGTAGTCCTTCGGCAAGCTCTGGAGCATCCCCGGGAAGACGCCCGTCGAGTAGCTGGGACTCGACGGGATCGCGTAGTCATGAACGCCGGCGTCGGCCTCCGCGAGCACGACGAACCCGTCGATGATCGAAAGCGTCTTCTCCAGCCGCGTCGAGGGCGACCCGATCGACGTGTCGCCGTTGAACGCCATCAGCACGAGGTCCTTGCCGAAGCGCTTGGCAAAAATCTCGTTCAGCGTCCGGTTCACCATCGAGCGCTCGATGTTCTTGCGCAGAAAGCTGAACGTCACGTCGTAGGCCGCGATGACCTCGCGCGGGCTCAGCGTCTTGCGCGTGCGGCCCGCTGCCACCACGTCCTGCGATGCGGGCGCGGCCCCCTCCGTCGCGCTCACGATTACCGGCTCGCCCAGCTCGAGCGAGTCGAGGTTCATCGACGAGCGTATGCCCGTCTCGACGCGGATCATGTCGAGCACGTCGGTCTGATCCACCGCGAGGTCAACGAACTGCTCCGCGTCCTCCGGGCTCGACAACCCCGCCACGGCGGTCGTGTCGATCTGCGCCTTCAGAACCCGCACGAGTTCCTGGTTGGTCATGCTCATGCTTGCTTGCCTGCTTGCTTTGAGGAAGAAAGAGTCTCTGTCTACACGATCCGCACGCCGGGGAAGTCGTCAGAAGCCGCCTCCGCTGCTGCCCCGGCAGCGTCGTTGCCACGGACAGCGCTGCGGCGGCCGCCCGTCTGCTTCTCGATCTCATCGAGCCGATCTACCGCGGCGTCGAGCTTCTCGTTGAGGTCCTCGCGCTCCGAACGCTGCTCCTCGCGGTACTTCTCGATCACGCCCAGCACCTCCTCGAAGACGTCGCCCTCGTAGGCCTCTTCCGGCGAGTCCTCCTCGCGTTTGGCAACCGGGGCGTCGGCCCGCTCCTCACTACGCTCTGCGCCCTCGTCGGCATCCTCCGGCGGGGCCGCTCGCATGGGCTCCTCCTCCTTGTCGACGCCGAGAAGACCGCGCACCTTGCTGACGAACGCTTCGGCGGTCGTCTCCGAGGGGGCCGGGCCCGGGTCGTCGAGCACGTCGAGCGGCGTATTCTCGTCCACCAGCGGGGTCGTGTCCGCATCCTTCGACAACGCCTCCGCCTCCGCCAGGCCCGCCAGCGACAATCCCGTCAGCTCGCCCTCCTCGACGCTCTTCCACACCTCGTCGTCGGTCACTTTGATGCCGACCGCCCAGGAGCCTTCCGGCTCGTCGCCGAACAGCGCGTCGCTGCTCTTGACGAGCCAGCTTTCGGCCACGTAGCCCGCGCCGGCCTCGCCGCTGTGCCGCGTGTCGATCTGCCCCGCCCGCTCGTTCTGCATGAACCCGTACGCCGCCTTCTCAATCTCGTCGGCGCGCATCACGTCGCCGTCGGTGTCCGGCTCGTCGGGCGCGTAGACGATCCCGTACACCATCCGCCGGCTGTCGTCGGTCTTGAGCACCGAAACCTTCTTCTCGACGGCCACGTCGCGCTCGCCGGCGCTCTTGACGAGGAAGTCGCGCCGGTTCGCGGCGTCGCCGACCAGCGAGATGAAGTGGACGCGCAAATCTTTGAGAAGACGCTTCGGGTCGCTCATGACAGAACGCGGGGACGAGAACGCAGGGAAACCGTGCTTGTGGCTTCCAAACTTCGCCCCGCCGGCGCCGCAAGAAAAGGTCCTCTTTATAACCAAAACGCCCGCACCCAGACTCCGGCGCTGCCGAAGCGACGACACGGGAGCGGGCGGCTACCTACCCGGGAAGCGCGATCTCGACAGCGTCAACCCACATTTCGATTGAGTGGCTCTGCCAGTTTCTATTAGTTTGATCCCAGACTTGCACTGTCGCCACGGGCGTCCCGCTTTTTAGCGGACGATCGGGGTAAGACGACGTTGAACCATCTTCCGAGGTAAAGCGCACGTCGGCCGTCTCCGCCGCCCAATCAAAGATCACCTCCACCTTGACCCACACATCATAGCCGGTCCCATTGCTCACCTCAACGAAACCGTTGGCGTCGTCAATTTCCTGCTCAGGGTTATCCGTGGCGACCCCCAGCAGGTCTTGGTCGTTCTCGTCAAAAAACCGCAGCCCCCCTCCGCTTCCGTTGCTGGTTTCTTGGTAAAAATACGTCAGGCGCCGGATGCGCAGCCCGCCCGACGAGCGCAGCTCATAGGTGGCGACCCGACCGCTGTCGGACGCCGCGTGCAGCCCCAGCGACTCCTCGCCGTCTCCGACCGTGCGCCCGTCGTAGCGCACGTCCGCGCTCGCGGCGACGCGCCAGTCGCGCGGGGCCGGGCGCAAGATACGACGGCCGCCGCGCAGGGCCTGCTTGCCAATCCGGGGGCCGATCCCAATCATGCCACGTACCCCACAATCTCCGTTGCGGTCGTGCCCGTGGCTTTTACCTTCGTGACCCGAATAGGGTAGATGCGCCCCGGCGCGGCGCTGATGGTGCGCTCGGCGCCGGCCCCCGTCACGACCGTCAGGTCGCCTGCGGCGCCCACCTCGACGCCGGAGAGCGCCTCCTCAAACGTGGCCGCGTCGTCGGGCGTGACCGGCACGACGTCGCGGTAGGCCGTCTGTGAGGCCAGCGTCGCTTCGGTCGCCGCTCCTTCTGCTTCCATTCCCATTGCGTCGGATCTGTCCGTTGTTGAAAAAAACCGACTTACCTACTTCTCCCGTCCGGTGTCGAACCGCTCGCGCACCTCCTCCGCCGTGAAGACGCCCTGCTGGATCATCGTCTCGTAGAAGTCCGCGTCCGCCGCACGCCCCGTCACGTCCATGTCGGCGAAGTGGATCGTCACGCCCTCCTCGACCTGCGCCAAAAGCGCGTTCAGGACGGTCTCCAGACGCCGCTTCGTCGGACGCAAAACCGTCTCCCGAAACGTCCGCAGCTGCCCTTGCACTTCGTTGCTTCCGCCCAGCCGACCGGGCGTGGCGACGCCGACCAGCCGCGGCGGAACCCCGTGCGCGCTCAACACCGAGTCGCGAACGTATTCGAGCGGGTCGGTCGCCAGCAGGTTCTCGACGTCGAGGTTCAGGTCCTCGAATTTGAGCTCGACGCCGTCATTCTCGTTCTCCAGAAGCAGAATGTTGCCGGCGTTTTCGGGACCGGTCATGCGCTCGCTCACGAACTCGCGCACGGCGGCGCGTCCGTCGTCGTCGAGGGTGCCCCCCTCCACGATCAGCGCGAGGTGCGCCATCAGACCGTTGGCGAACAGGTTCGTGTTGAACTCCATCAGGTTCTGCTCCAGCGCCATCTGGCGCAGCGCGCCGTACCAGCCGGGCACGCCGTAGTAGTCGTCGGAAGGGTCGTACTGGTAGAGGTGCAGAATCTCGCTCTCGCCCTCGTCTTCGTCGAGGCGCCCGAACCGGGCGAAGCGCGTCTCGCGGCGCTCTTTGACTTGCCAGTAGCCGTTTTTCTCGCCGGCGCGCCGCATCGTGCGCGCCGGGGCGTGGTACAACTCCGCCACGTCGCCGCTGCGGTCGCGGACGATCTCGAGGTACCCGTTGCCCAACGCGAAGTAATCGGTGAGAAACCGGTTGATAATCTCCTCGAAGGTCTCCAGCACGCTGGGGTTCGGATCGTCCAATAGGTCCGCCGCCGCTCCCCCACTCGCGCGGTCGCCGCCCGTCCGGGCGCTGCCGCCGCTGGCGCCGGCCTCGCCGCTGCGCTCCAGCTGCCAGCCCAGCGAGCCGACCAGGTAGGACTTCAAAGCCACACACCGGCGATGCCACAGGTTGTGGTCGTGGAACAACAGCAGGTCCTCGAAGGGAATGTCCGGCTCCACGTACGAAAGCCTGCCCCCGCGGTCCGGCTCCTGCTCGCTCTCCTTCTCCAGCACCGCGCGCCCAGACTCTGCCGAAGCGCCCCCGCCAGAGGGCATCCCGCCGACATCCTTGCGAATGCCTTCCGGCGTCACGACCGACACGCCCACGCCCGACCCGGACGCGGGGCCGCCCGACGCGGCCGAACCGGCGCGGCCGTCTCCGCCCTGCTCATCCGGAGGAATTGCTTTTGCCATGCTTGATGCCTGGTTGCTCTTCCGATCAAAAGGTGGTGGCTTTCACAGCTCGGCCGCCGCGCCCAACGAGGAGGTGCGTCAGTGCCCACACCATCGCGTCCAGGCGATTGGGACTGGCGCCGCTCTCGCCGGGGACCCACGTGACGAGCTCGTCTTCGAGCCCGGGGTGCGTGCCCACATGGTGCACCCGCCCCTTCTCGTAAAGCGTCGCCACAGGTTCGGCGCGGGCCGCTTTTCCGTGGCTCGCGTGCACGGTCCGTACGGGCAAACTCTCGTCGCCGTGGGCCTGCAACACTTCCTTGACCAGCGCCCCGCCCTGGTTCCCTTCCGCGATGATCTGGTTCGCACCCCATTCGTCGTAGGCGCGCACCGCTTCCGCCGCCCACGCGCCGGGACCGCCGCGGACGGTCGCGTCCTCGAGGACGTATCCGAGAGCCGGATCCTGGCCGTCTCTACCGCAGACGACGATCCCGCACTCGTCACCGCCCCCGTCGGCGCTGGTCGTCGGATCGAGACCGACGACGATGCGCTCCAAATACGAATCCCCGGCCGCTGATGGGGGGAGGCGCGACGCGTCGAGGGCCTCCCGCGAAAAAAGCGCACCGGGGGCTTCCTCCAAAAGATGCGCTTCGATCTCCTGGCGACCGATCCGCGTGCCTTCGTACCGCTCGACGATCTGCTCGAAGAAGGCGTCGGCGAGATGCGCTTTGTTGTCGTAGGTGCTGCCCCGCCGCACCACGACGTCTTCCCCGTCGCGGCTCCCGAGATCGCGCAAAAGCGACAGCGGACGCGGCGGGGTCGAGACGATGCAGCGCGGGTCGTCGCC